GTCTGAGTACCGCTAAGTGTTGTAGTGCTTGTAGAGGCGTCTGGAAACGTTATTGTGAGCACTGGTTGTGGAATACTATTATCAACACCTGTAGTAACCACACTTACTGAAGAAGTAAGGTTGCCACCAAAGGTTGTTTCACTATAGCCTGTGCCTTGATAATCAGTTGCAAAAGCAATTGTTAAAGCACTATGGTTTCCACCATTAACCGAAGTAAATCTTACATTGTTTCCATTAGCTGCAACACTATAGATAGCAGAAGAACTACCACTAAAGACGCTAAGAGCAGATAGTTTAGACACAATATCGTCTCTAATCGCCGTTTGACTTGTGAGATTCTTTGTAAGAGTAATTGTCTCGTTGATTGCACCTTGTACTCCGCTTACGGCTGGTGCCGTGATAGTCATTGAAATAGCAGGGCTAAGTGCCGCTGTAATACCGTACACGCCTACCCCTGTAGTTGTAGAATTAGGCGAAATATTAGTTGTTGAACCACTACCAGACACTGCAAAAGTAGAAGTACTAAATGCACGAGGTCCAGGAACGTCAGACGTAAGTGTAAGAACATTAGTAGATGCAGTAGCTGTAAAATCTGCCAATGCATTATTGCTATTAATATAATCACGAATAGCCGCAACAAACTGCGTCATAGTAATTGTGGCACCGTCTGCATAATCAGTGCCAAGAATAGCACTTGCAGGAAAACTAACGTTACCAATACTAGCATCACCATTAATAATCGCACTAGCACCACCATCAAGGTGTGTAGTTTTATTACGATCATAAGTAAATGTTGCTGATGACGGATAAGTAAGTGTGCTTACTGCGTTAACAGTATTAGGCCCAGTATCACCTGTGACTGTAAGGTCTACAACCTCAAGCACATCAGTAGTGAAGCTACTAAAGGTACCAACAGAAACTGTTTTAATAGCCTTAGTACCTATGGTTTTCTTAGGTGTTTTACCATTAATAGTAACTGCTTGAGTCTCTCTTTTACCGCGATTAGTATAGCCTCCATTGCCACTGTTGCCAGTAGCCGCAATAGTCGCAGTTGGGATACCGCCCCCTTTAATAGGCCCAACATCACCTGCAGCAACCGCATCAAGGTCTCTAATAGTCCATGTATTGTCTCTGTAATTCCAGATAAGAGCTTCATCGCACTCGCCTCCAGTTGAGTTTAGTGTGGGATAACATACCCATATTTCTTCTTCTTGATGGTTCTGAAGGGTAAACAGTTGACGTTCATGTATAGGATTAAGGTTATTATAAAAGTATTGAGTAACCCGTTTACCAGATAATGATTGAATGTTTCCTGGATTTCCAGAAAATGTGTAAATATCATTAGCACCCACTACAAAGTGTTTACCATCATATTCTACAACGGCACCTGTAGTAAGACATCCATACTCATCTGTATTAGGGGCAAACGAAACAGGAGCAGTGGCATTACCAGTAAGACGCATAACGTGAATACTGTCTGTACTATAAATGTACATGTTACCCTGCAAGGATTTCATTTCTTGAATAACGTTTGTCTCAGACAAAGTAAATTCATCGGCTGTACTTACACCTGCTGCAAATGGGTTCCAGTTGTTTGGAACAGATCCTGGAACTGCAACATCTGATGTACGTACTACACCTGAAAGTCTACGAATAATTTTTGCATTATTAGTTGAGTCTACTTCTGTAAGATCACCAGCAACCAGTAGATCACCAAATGATTGCACTATACCAGCACGAACATTAACAATGTTTCTAGATTCAATTGTTACTTTTACAGAATCTCCTACAGAAAGACCACCAATTACAATAACTGTAGTGTTAGTAGATGTGTCTGTATAAATCTGAAAATGATTACCCGACACGCTAGGTGTAGATCCTGGAAGTGTTCCTGGAACAAAGTTAGTCCCGTTTACTGTACCTGAACCAGCAGGAGAACCTGCCTGTGCTGTTTTAGTATTTGTTCCTGTAACAAGAATTTGATTAGTAGAAAAGTCTACCTTTTGTCCAAGATCAAATACTGTAATTGCACCTGCTGAATATGTATCATTAAACACTTGTTGCTCAACTTGATAGCTATCCCATCCAGGAAGTTCTGCAAGTACTATATTATTAATATCTGTGTTACCTGCAGTATCAAGAATGTAATGTGGTTTATCAATACCGTTATTTAAAATAAAAGCAAAACCACCACTAAACAAAGTATGTTGCCAACCGTAAGTTGTAAATGCAAACCCGTTTGTCATACTAGCAGGTGTAATATCTTTCTTTGTACCTAGATGATCTTGAATATAAACCTTCTGACCCACTGTAATACCAGCACGTATATAGTCTACTACCCAAATATAATAACAACCATGTGGTGCTTTGTTGGGGTTTTCCCAGACTGCAAAGTACCTAACTTGCCCAAATGCTTCATTAGCAGGTACAAGATCTTCTACAATATTATTAAGCAGTAGCTCACCAGTAATTTTACGAACTGCACCATCTTTGAATCTAATATTGCGTACATTTGTAAATACGTTTGGTGCTAAGGCAACAGGAGGAGTATCTATGATTACCCCTTGCGATGCGATATCGGTAACAGAAATTGTTTCTTCTGCCATATTACTCCTCCGTTAATTAGTCGTTATGAGCATTCCTTTTGGCCTGTAAGCGGGTCGATGAAGCAAGCCTCAACCTTTCCCTCTTCTTCAACCATTTCCTCATTCTCGCTAAGTACCTTCTCTTCCTCTTCCAAGGTTTCGTTGAAGATACCAAATCTTTTTCCACTGATCCTGAACGTAGTGCATCCCTTCGCCCCGCCCTTCCAGGCATCAACATACACTTGTTTAAATTCCTCATATGAGACATCATCTCCCACATTACAAGTTTTAGAACACGCTGAGTCAACATAGTGTTGAGACAACAGCAATACTGCTAAGTGGTCTTGAACTGAAATATCAGATGATGTCCTCCCTTCTACCCCTCTTGCATAAGCGTAATCCTCTACACGCTCTACACGAGGTCCTTCAAATGTTTGGATGGTACGATCATAATAGTGACTGAATACTGGCTCTATCCCACCAGTAACATTATCTGCCACGAGACTAATAGTCCCAGTAGGAGCAATGCTAGTAAGGTGGCTGTTACGTATGCCATGTTCCCTAATCTCCTTTTTAACGGATGCTGGAAGTGTACGTACAAAGTTAGACTTTAGATACTCTTTACGATACATAGGGAACGCACCTTTTTCTTTTGCAAGAAGTGCTGACGCCCTATAACAATTATCTCTCAAACAAGCAAATACTTTTTCTGACCAATTAAGAAACTCAGGAGAAGCGTAGGGGTACCCTAGAAGCTCACCAGCGTTAGCTAGCGCAGTTACACCTAGTCCCATACGTCTTTTAGCCTTAGCCTCATCAGACTGCTCTTTAAGCGGATAAATAGTACGATCAATAATATTATCCATAGCACGTACTACATGTGGGATATCTTTCTTAAACTGTGTAAAGTTAAATGTATAATTACCATCACTTTCATCAAGGTATTTTACTAAGTTAAAAGAACCTAATAGACATGCACCTTGCGGGGGCAACGGTTGCTCACCACATGGGTTAGTGGCTTCAATAGTCTCACAGTACCACAAGTTATTCATCTCTTGTATACGGTCAATAAACAGAACCCCAGGCTCTGCCCAATCCCATGTCGAGTTCATTATTTCGTCCCAAACCATTGAGGCCGATAAAGACCCACGCACAACACCATCAAAGACAAGATCGTACTCGGTATCACTATCCAGAGCTTCCATAAATGCATCTGTAATCCCGACTGAGATATTAAAACCTGTGAGCTTATCACTGTTGCGTTTAGCCCTAATAAAGTCAAGAATATCAGGATGGTCAATCCTAAGGACACCCATTTGTGCTCCACGCCTGTGACCAGACGAAGCAATTGTTTGACACACTGCATCAAAGATGCCCATGAAAGAAACAGGACCAGAGGACTGAGAATCGAGAGAATTAATATGGTCGCCACGAGGTCTGAGTCTAGAGAAATCGTATCCAATACCGCCCCCTTTACGCATTGTTTCAGCTGCCTCTGCTGCACGTTTCATGATAGACTTCATATTGTCATCAATAATCCCTGAAACAAAACAGTTAAACGCAGTAGTAATACGCCGACTGCCCATTGCATTTTGAACCCTACCTGCTGGTAGGAATCTCATATTTCCAAAAATATCTTCTAGCTCTAGTTGATGTTCCTCAGTATCATTAAGTGCTGCTGCCATTCGTTTTACTTTATCATCAAAGGACTCGCCCTCTTGACGATACTTCATAGCATCAATCTCTTCAGAAATGTGTGTGGATGGACCAACGTACTCTACGTTTCTCATAGTACTATTACCTCTTTGTTAAATAGAATTTTGTCTATAAGGGGTATATACTATTGTACTTGTTTCATCCTGGTTACAAGTCGCTCAGCACGATTTGGTACTTGATTATACCAACGGCTGTCTACCATTTGATTTGCAGCTTCTTTCCAATTACTAATTGCTACAGCTGCAATAAAGTTTTTAAACTTACTAAGTCTTGGCCTTCCCATATTAAACATCATATTAGCAATAATTAGTTGGACCTCATCGGGCAATACTTCGAAACTGGGGAAGAGCGTTTCGCATTCTTCAAGCACCACGCTGATGTCGCTAGCAAAACATTCGTTGACTCTATCTTCTGAGACAGGCGTTCCGATAGGTTGTCCATACTCCACATCATCCACCAAAACAAGGTGCCCAATACCAAAAGTTGGATACCCAAGATGGTCCATATAGATTTCATATTTACAACCCTCATCAATAAACAAATCTTCTTTTAGTTTATCTAAATTCATTTGGTTAGCCTCTTTTGCTTTTCATATGTCCTAAGTCCACCAATCCCCAACATGCCTCCTAGAACGGGCAACAGGGTGCTCATGTCAAACTCAGGTAGGGTAGGTAGTTGAGTACCTGTTAGGGCCACTACAAAGAGCAGTATGGGCTGTAAAACAAAATGATATGCAAAGGCAGAAGCACACACCCAACCAACTGCTGGTCTCCACCCACCTTTAAAAACACTACCACTAGCAGCTTCAGCCTTGTTAACTTCTATTTGAGCAAGTGCTAACTGTTGAGCATGTTTTTCACCCATAGTAGCAAGCTCGTGTGCAATCCTAGCCTTTTCATCTGCATCAGGAATAAACTTATCTAGTAGGCTTGTTACTGGCCCAATAAGTGCTTGAATCATGTTGCTTCTCCTCGTGCTTTAATACACTTTCCTTGTACAGGATAATGAAAAGGTACACCTTCAATAATATCTTTTCCCATTTCAATTGTCCTCTCTTGACATTGTTTTAATTCTTTATACGGGCCTCTTGTATCTTGTGCCATAAAACAATTCATGGTACCTGTGATACAAACCAACACCCATGCCTCAAACATGTTATCCTCCACTTGCTATTTTTTGTAGGTACATTACCCACCAAATGATGCCTCCACCACCTCCACCAACAATTACAATGGATAATATAATAGTTAGGATAAGATCTTTCTTTTTTGCTTCTGCTTCAAGTGCTTTCTTTATTTCAGCACGTTCATTAGCAATCTCAGCCTGAAGTCTTTCCCATTGTCCTGGCTTTCCATATAGCTGAAAAATAGATCGTAGTTCTTTACGCATATCTTCTAGTTTTTCTTTACGAAAATGCTTTTCAATAGCTGAGTCTTCTGCTAAAGAAAACTTAGATTTCTTTTTTCTGGCTGCACCAAATTGAAGTTCTGCTTCTCCTTGAGCATAACGAGCAACAGCATTACTCATAGAAGAAAGGTCACGACCCATCTCTATACCCTTTTTGATTGCTGAATGCCCTGCAGATAAGGCGGCGAAAGCTGACACTGGGTCAATCATTTTAGTATACCCTCACATTTTCTGTGTTAATGTATTTTGGAATACAATAGGCTGTCACTCGATCCTTTGCATTTACATAATCGTTATATTTATAATTACCGTATTGTTTGGAAACCTGGCTAGCGAAGTAGAGGCAGTCGTTAATATTATAAAAGTACATATCGCCGCTAGTTAGTTTTCTTGTTTCCCCTGTCCCCAGATATACTAGTAGGAGAAACACATGCGTCATAGTTTAGTTATTAGCATAACGGCTACAGCTATTACTGATGCTGTTGATAGCATAAGCATAGCTTCTAGCCGCCACATCCTTTTGTCTAGTGACTCTAATTTACTGTTCACCATTTCATATCTGATAGCACACTCTTTCTCATGTGCGTCTAGTTCCATCTGGACTTTAAGCTCTGGTTCTAGTGACATCTTCATTACCCAGCGATTTCCATTAAGGTCATACGGCTTCCAGCAAATGTAGCCACACTACCAGAACTATCTGCTCTAGTTTGTGTCTTATATGTAACACTGTTTGTAGTAGATGGGTTGTCTAACTCATGTGAAGTCCACCACCAGTAAGTCCCGCCATCATCAAGACTTTCGCCAGGATGGGTTTGACCTATAGTATAGTTATCTCCGTTGCCAATTACTGTACTACCTCTAAGCAACTTAATACCACCTAGCCAGTTATCAGATACTGTTCTCAACACTCTTGTAGGATGAGTAACATAAACAAGTATTTTACTGTTTGTTGACGAAGGAGTAATTGAAGCTGATAAGCTTGTATCAGTCCAAGTATTAGTTGAATTAGTGAGACCAGATGATTGAACAGCAGTAACTACTTGCAGTACAGTACCACTAGGCAAACCAGCAGATGTAACTGCGCTAAGAGACTGATTGTTTAATTTTGTTAAAGCCATATCTGTCTCCTATCCTATCTGCTGTATAAATGCATTTGTTGCTCTTTGGCCTTGACCATCACCAGCGTAAACACTTGGAGAACCACCAGTTATTATACAATTAAAATCAATGTTGTCACCATTGGCAACCGTAATAATTCCACTACTATTATAAGTTGCGTGTCTCAAATCAAATGGATTAGCACCAGTGCTGCCTTGAACCACCAGATTATATGCTCCGAATTCAATGGCACCATTTTTTCTTACTCTTGCTCTTATATCACCCATATTATTAGAATTACTAAAAACAGACAGTTGAAAATTTATGTAATATATTCCTGCTGTTGCTGCTGTAATATCAAGTCTATGGTTAGTATTATTCCAAGTTAATCCGTTAGAACCAGTAACAGTCCATGTATTTAATCCAGTAGAAGCGCCTGAGCTAACTGATTGATTACCATTCTTGTGAATAGCAATCCATCTAGTATTCGCAACATAATGTCCACCAC